GGAGGTAAAATCACTTACACATCTTAATGCAAACAATGTAACATTCTAATTAATATTGATTTTCAATAGGATGCATCCGTTCGAAGAGCCAGACGATTACAACAGTGAAGAAGATGATGAGTACATGTTGGAAGATGAAGGAACTTTGAGTGATATGCATTTGGCAAGTGCTATCAATTTGGATCAACTTCAAGAGTTAATGTATCCAGGAAGCATTAAGTATAACATAGATCTTCCGTACTACTTAAAAGATGAGTTCAAAGAGATAGAAGGAATTTGTATGGAGAGAGGATCTGATATGGAGTTAGGAATGTTAAAACCTTCTCTAACTTTCTCATCTCCAGGAGGACCACTGTCAAATATGGACCTACCTTCGTACAATGATATATCCCGATTGGTGTATGATGCTCTGAAGAAAAGGGATATTCAAATTCCAATCTCTTCAAATAAGGTCACAGCCAATCTTCCGGATGTGATGATATATCAGAGGTGGGGTATTGTGTTTGCAGAACTATTGAAGATGATTTGTACCAGGGCAGAGATCGCTCGGGGAGGATTTGAACCAGTTTATGAAGGAACAAATATCATTGGAGATATTGGTCACAGTGAGTTCCAGGTCGACGGAGTATGGTATCAACTCACTGCAAGGAAGAACTTTACAACTTTATACGATCACAAGAAGAATGTAATGTATATCGGCAACATACATTCTCTTCTGTTACTTATGGACACCTTAGGCCAGAGAATTTGTCTGATGGTATCTAATCAGATAGCAGGACTGTACAAAACTCCAGGATGGATAGTCAGAAGCAAATTGGACAATATATTATCCATAGGTGACAGTATACTTCAGATCATGGGGAACGATGGATATGATGTGATTGCTATGTTTGAGTCATTAGTGATCGGAAAGATATTGAAGTCATCTGGAGATGAAGTTACTGAATGTCATAAGTTCCTGTTCAACTGTATGACAGAAGTGGAAACTATGCTGATCAACCAAAAGCACAGAACTGAAATAATGGGATTAGTGCATAAGTGGCTAACAGTATTTGATACTTTGAAGATCAACGAGTTATCAAATGTATTCTGCCTTTATCGCTGCTGGGGGCATCCTGTCGTCAACATTTATGAAGGGATGAAGAAAGTGCACACGATCGGAACTGAAGAAAAGGATGTAGATCCCAATGTAGCTATAGATATCTTGTGTCAGTTCAGAAAGAACTTCCTCATGAACTATTATGCAAAGCATCATTATTATCCAAAGGTCACAATTTCAGAAGAAGTGGAAGGATCATATGTTGCAAGATGCATATTATCGAATACATCAATGGAGGAGATGTATCCTACATATAACACTAATGACTTTATGGGAATCGAAATTCTTAAGATATGGGATGTCCCGATAACATATGATCTTTGTCACATTTTAAATGACAAGGCTGTTTCCCCCAATCAAGACGAGCTCACAGAGACAGTTCAACAATACAGCAATACAACTGCTGGTCAGAATCGAAGAGGTTTAATGAGATGGCTGAAGGGCAAGAGTCTGAATTGCAGGGACTTTCTATCAGAGATAGACGAACAAGGTCTACCAGAGAATGAATGTATTATCGGAATGTATGAGAAAGAAAGAGAAATAAAGATCAAAGCAAGAATGTTCTCATTGATGTCTGAAAGAATGAGATATTATTTTGTTCTTACAGAAGACCTCATGGCAACACATGTTTTACCATTCTTTCCGGAGATCACTATGAAGGACTCTCAAAATGTGCTCCAAAAGAAATTTTGGACAATAGGAGGAATGGGAAAAGATGCCAGTCTAGATGTAAACATAAATATAGACTTTTCCAAATGGAACTCAAATATGAGAGATAGCTTGACCAGACCATTGTTCCAGCAGATCGATACAATGTTTGGTTATGACAATCTTATAGCAAGGACTCATGAGATCTTTGAATCATCTTTCATTTACTCTTCATCAGGAAAGTATGTCCCTATCATTGAAGATGGAAAATTGAAAGAAGATCCTCCAATGGCTTATAGAGGTCATAAAGGCGGTTTTGAGGGGTTGAGGCAAAAAGGTTGGACAATTGCAACAGTATGTGCCTTGTTGAGTATTTCAGAAAGGAAGAGTGTCAGAATGAGACTAATGGGGCAAGGAGACAATCAAATTGTTAGAATTCTCATGCCAACACAAAGATGGAATGCTAACGAACTAGAAAGAGACGAGATGGAGGAAAATGCTAGACATATTCAGAAGATATTCATTGAGGACATGGAGTTGACTTTTGAAAGTGCATGTTTGCCCATAAAGGTTAGAGAAACATGGATATCAACAAGATTGTTTATGTACGGAAAAATGATCTTACATGATGGTTTAGCCATGCCACAATGGTTTAAGAAGGTGCTCAGATCATATGCATTGACTAATGAGGGACAAGTAACTGTATCAGGAGTAGTCGGGACAATTGCAACAAATATGGCATCAGCAGCAGGATTGTGTGAAATGCCGGATGTCATGTATATTATCTTTATTGCTATGGCAGAATGGTCTTTGAATTATTTGTTGGAATATCACCCTTTCACACGGAAATGTGTGCTAAAGGAGCACCAATACACTGTGAAAATCCCTGGAGCAAAGCTTCATAAGAGAAATTACACAGTTCATTCTGTGAATAAAAGAAGATTGATTGCATCCATGATTCTAATTCCCACATCTGCAGGGGGCAGTGTGACTATACCGCTAACAGGATTCATTATGAGAGGTTTTCCAGACCATGCATCAGAAGCATTCTCCTGGATCAAGATGCTCATGGAAGTTAAAAGTCCATTTC